GCAGCCAGAGCCTCCATGATGCTGTTGTCCATCCGGGTGAACCCCCGTTGGGTGTTGCCAATCTGAATAACGTTTGTCATGATTCGTCCTGTCTGTTGTTGCTGTTGAAGAGCCCGGTCTGAACCACCGGGCTTTTTGTTGCCTGTCGATCAGGCGCGTTTTGCGTAAAGCGCGATGGTTGCGCTCACTTCTTCATGCCGAGCCGCAACGTGCTTGCGGTGAACGGCCATGATTTCTTCCGCCTCTTTGGCGTCGATTTCTCCGTCAGCCAGAGCGGCGGCGATGAGCATGTCCACCTTCCCCCGGCGAGCTGCGGCCTGAATCGAAAGGCTGTGCAGGTCGACGTTGTCCGCTACGCCTTCAGGCAGGCGAACGAATACGCCGCCGTACATGGCGCAGATGTATTCGGGGAGGTGATAGGTGCCCTGCACTTGCTCAAGGGCATGAATCTCGGAGTCGGCCATAGGCGCGCTGCCGGCCGATCCGTAGACGCGGTTTTCGAGCTGCTTAGCTCGCTCATAGCCGAGGAACGTAGCGGCGCATTCAATCCCGCCAGCGAACGAGGTGCAGACCTTGCTCATGACTTTCTTGCGGGTATCTAGGATTGCGTGATTCATCTTCTGGTTTTCCTAGACCGTTCGTCGGTCGATACTGGATTCATGGAAACCACTGACAGGGATGTCGCTTATGCAGCTACTGGAGCCTTGCGAACCGCCTTGAACTTGCCGCGGGACAGGACCTGAATTTGGTACTGGCGAGACTCGGGAACCGTCTCCCCCCACATGGTTACTGCGCTGGGGCGGATACCGAGGGCGTCCGCTAGCTTCTTCTTGCTGCCGAAGAAATCGGCCACGTCTTGAGTCTTCATTGCTCGACCTCGGGTTAGCGTGCCGTAATTTCAGCATGCTTAAATAACAAGGTCAAGCACATACTTAAGCGGAGTGCATGCTTAAATTCAGGATGCTTAACATGTGTGTTATGGAACGACACGAACGAATCGCCCGCGCCATCCAGATGAGCGGGCTAACCAAGACACAGGTTGCTGCTGAGTGCGGCGTGGCAAACTCAGCCGTCACTCAATGGCTTTCAGGCGACAGTAAGAATCTGAAGCTGGATAACCTGTTTGCCCTCGCTAAAGCCACTGGCTTCAGTGCTATGTGGCTTGCCGTCGAGGAAGGCCCTGAGCGGATTGAGAGCAACGTCGAGACTGGGCCAGACATCACTAGTCCATACCGCGAGATTCAAATCGTGGGTACCGCGCAGATGGGCACAGAGGGTTACTGGTACGCGCTGGATGAGGCGGACGGCATTGTTGAGGTGCCATCCCGTGACCCTGGAGCCTACGCCCTGCGCCTTAAGGGGGACTCAATGGCCCCTGCTATCCGTTCGGGCTGGATCGCGGTCTGTGAGCCGAACGGAAGGCTTGTGCCTGGCGAGTACGTGATGATCCGGCTAGTCGATGGCGAATGCATGCTCAAGGAGCTGCTGTACGCGAACGACGAAGAGGTCAGCGTGATGTCGCTCAATCCAGCATACAGCCGGCGCACGATTCCGATGGAACAGATCGAGCAGATGCACTACGTCGGCCACATCGTGGCGCCGAGCAAGGTTAGGGTTTAGCGCAGACTATTCGGCGCGGACTCAGGACGGTAAATGAACTAAATAAATCGGGCAGGGCCCGGAGGGAAAATGAGTAAAATCAAGGACTTGCCAGCCTCTCTCGTCCTTTTAGGCCCAGGCCCTGTACAGGCCGAGTTGTTCCATGTCGAGAAGCAAATCGAGATTGACGGTGTGGAAATGGGGGTGCTGGAAAACGGCGTCCCCTACCTAACCGAAAGCGGCCTGGCTCGAATGTGCGGCATAGATCGGAAGGTGCTGAACCGTCTAGCCATTAACTGGACAGACGAGAAGCTCAAAGAGCGAGGCCGGGCAATCAATGAAATGCTTGAGGCATCAAGCTATTTTGAGCCGAATCTATACCTCAAATCCGAGCTAAATGGTTCGGAGGTAAATGCGTACACCGAGCCTGTCTGTATGGCAATGCTTGAGTACTACGCCTTTGTGACGAAAGAGCCGAGAGCCGAGGCTATTAAAGCCTTCCGTCGCCTGGCTAGAGAGACGTTCCGCGCTCTCATTTACACCGCTGTAGGGTATTCCCCTGAGCAAAGGATGCTCGACAGCTGGAGGCATTTCCACGACCGGGTTGACATGACCGCTACGTCAGTTCCGCTCGGTTACTTCAGCGTTTTCCGAGAGATCGCGGCCATGATCGTGCCTATGATTCGTGCCGGCATACTAATTAGCGACCGCGTCGTCCCTGACATTTCTGTCGGGAAGGCCTGGAGCGAGCATTGGAAGGCTTCAGGCTTCGAAGAGAAGCACGGCGCGCGACAAAAGTACGACCACGAGTACCCACTCTATTACCCGCAATCTAAAAGCAATCCGCAGCCATCATTTGCATATCCAGATTCGGCGCTTGGAGAGTTTCGCGCTTGGCTGGCACAGACCTACATCACCAACAAGTTCCCAACCTACCTCATAGGGCAAACTAAGCGGGGGACAGTGCCGGCATCCGTCGCAAACAAAGCCATTGAGGCGTTTTCAGGCAAGGTGCTCCCGTCTCCGAAGTAACCCCAAGCCCCGCACCACGCGGGGCTTGGGGTATCTGCACCCCCTCTCCTACTTTGGTCTGAGCCACTTCTTTACATGTGGCAACCGGCCACCATCTTTCCTCTTGCCCGGTGAAACCCTCACAATTACTGTGTGGATATCCAGCAGTAAGGAGGACCACAATGAATCGGATGCAACCTCACGCCATCACGCACCACTGCCAGGCATCGACCTATAGCCGCTTGGTGCGGCGGGTGAATCTAGCGCTGACGGCGCCAACAGCGCAGCGCGAACGCCAGGCCAACCTCCGGCCGGGACCGGATGACCGGCCGGAAGACTGGGAACGTCTTCTCGACGAGATCGAACAGGCGGACAACGTGACCATGCGCCGAAGGCCAGATGGAAGCGTGCACGTCATCTGGACCGGATCAGAACACTGACAATCTAGCCCGCCCTCTGCGGGCTTTTTGTTGCCCATAAATTTCAGCAAACTTAAAAAAGGACTTGACCGATAAATTCAGCATGCTTAAATTACATCCATCGAAGCGCAGAACACCGCGCCGAACGGCAGAGATGCCCTGGCTAAGGCCTAAAGCTCTTTAACAGATTGGGAACATCGCGGCGGGGTCCGGGCAACCGAACAGCGCGATCCAACAAATTCCCCGCCCCATGCCAGCTCTGGAACTGGCCGTGGCTCCACATGCAGCCACGCGAAGTTGCGCAACCGCCGCCCTGGAAGACGCCAGTAGCTGACCAGGGCCTGAGACGACTCGGCATAGCGCGCAACGGAGAACGGAACATTCACTGATGCCGATTCGATGAGTCGGCATTGGGAATCAACCGAGCGCCGCGACACCCCACGCTCTCAGGTGGTAGTGAGAGCGCAGCGGATGGAAGAGGCGCAGTTGGCGGCTTGATGAATCAAAACACGAACGGAGATCAGCCATGAAGGCAGCAGTTATGGTTCTGGACAGATGCACCGGCCATTGGATGACGCCAGAGGGCGCCTACTCGATCAAGGTCGGGTTCGCGGACGGCGAGTTCACTCCGGTCAAGTGGCTGGCCTAACCCCACCCCCGCAGCTTGGCGACAGGCTGCAGCGGGCACCCATCAGCACATAGGAGGACAGGCCATGCTAACCGGCCCCGAAGTCCTGATCCTCTGCGCCATCCTCGCAGCGCTGTACATGTGGGATTGGTGGAGAAGGAATTGGAAAGGAGGTGAGTGATGCCATTGTTACGCGACGAGATACGAACAGCGCGCAAGGCACACCCTTGCGGCGCTTACTACTGGTTCGATCGAAGCTGTTACGGCGAGCAGGATGTCGAGCCGGAGGACTGGAAAACGATTGAGGCAGTTCGCGCAGATGGCTGCCAAATCCTGCAAGGCATGAAGCACATATACCAGGTCGGCGTCGATGGTGACGGATTTAGTGAGTTTCGGGCCAGACGGGACATGGACGAGATTTGCCGCAAGTACGATCTCTATCCGGAAGATTAACCCGCACCAAATAACCCCCCGCCTGACCCAGCCAGGCCAGACCCCCAGGTCTGCGATAACCGTAGGCGCGCGGTGCTGGTAGCGCCACAGACTAAGCTGGAGCCGATCCGGCAGCACGGAAGCTGACTCCTGCCTAGCGCCTGCCGGGTATCGGTAGCAGGCATTCATTCCATCGCCCATCCGGGCAACCGAGGTATCCACCATGCAGCACTACGGACCCATAGGGCGCCGCGAACAGCCGTGCCCGGATGACAGCGTTTCCGAGGCAGAGCAGGTTCTGGCCGCGCTCGACAGCCTCCACGAACCAACCATGCAGGCATACGCCGAGTTCTGCGAGGACAAGATTGAAGTGCCAGCCGCGCTAGCCAAGGCGCTGATCCTGTCCATCTGCTCCGGCAAGTGGGACGCCCTGCGCAGCCGCATCGGCTACTCGAACGAATGGCTAGACGAAGCGCTTAACGAGATCGTCTGGAGCATCGACAAGCAGCAAGCAGCATTCATCGAACATCACGCGGCGCAGTTGCGCAGCAAGGCAGAGCAGATCAAGCAGGAGGCGGCATGAGCACGAATCGCTACATCGACAAGCTCAAGGCGCGGCTGGCAAAGGAGGCCGACCAGCGGATGCAACTGCAGGCCCTTCTGGACGATCAGGTCGCGCGGAATCGCGCCCTTCTCGCTGAGCGGGATGCGCTAGCGAAGGCGCTGGATTGTCAGGTTCCGCTGCATGACGCGATCCAGCGCGCAGCAGGTGAGCTTCCGAGCGGCTGGGAAATTCGACTTTGCGTTGAGCGAGACGCCGGGTGGGTTGAGCTGTACGACCCGGACGGAAACGACATTGAGGACTTTGCGACAGACGCGGAGCGCCTTGATTACACCGTGAACGACGCACTTGAGCACGCCCTGCAAGGAGCCCAGCCATGAACGCCACTACCGCACCAGTGAAAACCCTGATCGATGAGCAGCTCGAAGAGGTCGCAGCAGCCACTCCCCGAGAGGCGCTAGAACTTGCCCGCTCCCTTGGCTTCATCGGCTGGCCAGTGCGCGCCTATCGCGAGCCTAACGGCTTGTGGGTGCATCGGTATGACAAGCGAGGGATTCAGGCATGAGCCTCACCCTCCCCCTCCCCTACGACACCGGCCCGCACGACGACACCCCCACAGGCCACTCATTCGCAGCGGCGTGGTGGACCCTTACCGGGTTCGGCGTCCTTTCCGCAACGCTCGCTTTCGGCCTCATTGGTGAGGCGGCGATCTTTTACTTCTTCGGAGGTTGAGCATGAACGCTCCAGTCGAGGCGATCACGCCAGGCTACTACCGCGACCTCAGCAACGAGGCCTACCACCGCGGGCCAGGCGTCTCGAAGTCGCAGCTTGACCTGATCCACAAGAGCCCAGCTCTGTACCAGTGGAGCAAGGCCGCTCCAGAGGACGAGGAAAAGAAGTCAGCGCTAAACATCGGCGACGCAGTGCACGCCATCCTGCTTGAGCCGCACCGGTTCGCGGAGCAGTACGCCATCGGCCCGGCAGATGCCCCGCGCAACACCAAGGCCGGCAAGGAGAAGTGGGAGGAGTTCGAGGCCGGCCTATCTGGCCAGACCGTTCTCACTGCCGACGAGGGCCGGAAGGTAATGCTGATTCGCGAGAGCGTGATGGCCCACCCGCACGCGCGCTGGCTGGTTGAGGCCGAGGGCGATGCAGAGGCCAGCATCTACTGGAAAGAGCAGACGACAGGCCTCCTCGCTCGCTGCCGTCCGGACAAGACCATCACCTCGCTCGGCTGGATCGCCGATGTGAAGACGACTGGCGACATGGAGAAGTTCGCCCGCTCCGTCTACGAGTACCGCTATCACGTCCAGGACCCGTTCTACTGCGACGGCTACGCAGCGCACTTTGGCGAGCAGCCGGCCGCGTTCGTGTTCCTGGTCGTCAGCACAAGCATCGAGTGCGGGAAGTACCCGGTGCGCCTTTTCACACTCGACCACGAAGCCAAGTCGATCGGTCGAGACACCTACATCGAGGACATGGCCACATACGCAGACTGCATCCGCACCGGCGAATGGTCTGGCGTCGAAACCCTCTCTCTGCCCTATTGGGCTAAGGATCGAAGATGAGCACTGAGAACGTCGCACCCTTCTCGCAGAAGGACATGCAGCAAGCCACCGGCCAGCAGGTCAAGCCACGCAGCCCGTCCGACTCTCTGGCCGCAATGCTGGCCAGCCCGAAGATGAAGGCGCAGTTCGCCGCGGCGCTGCCCAAGCACATGACGGCCGATCGGATGGCGCGGATCGTCACGACGGAGATTCGCAAGACACCAGAGCTTGCGAATTGCGACAGGACCAGCTTCCTTGGAACTGTTATCCAGTGCGCGCAGCTTGGGCTTGAGCCTGGGAACAGCCTTGGGCACGCCTATATTCTCCCGTTCGATAAGCGGGAAAAGCAGGGCGACCGCTGGGTGACAGTCAGAACAGAGGCGCAGCTCATCATTGGCTATCGCGGGATGATCGACCTAGCGCGCCGCTCCGGCCAGATCATCAGTCTTTCCGCCCGCGCCGTCCGAGAGCAAGACGATTTCGACTATCAGCTTGGCCTTCACGAAGACCTGACACACAAGCCATTCGAGGGCGAGAACGCGGGCGAGATAACACACGTCTACGCCGTTGCGCGGCTCCAGGGTGGCGGGGTGCAGTTCGAGGTGATGAGCAAAGCACAGGTCGAGGCGGTTCGCTCACAGAGTAAGGCCGGCAAGTCCGGGCCATGGGCCAACCACTGGGAAGAGATGGCCAAGAAGACGGTTATCCGCCGACTCTTCAAGTACCTGCCAGTGTCGGTCGAGATTCAGCGCGCCGTCACCCTGGACGAGGCCGCAGAGGCCGGACTGCCACAGGGTAACGAGTACGTGTTCGATGGAGATTTTGAAGTGGTCAATGACGCAAGCGGAGAGCAGCAATAATGGCAAAACACAAATACGACGTGGTAGCCACGGTCGGAAAGTACGAGAAGAACGGCGAGACCAAGTACATCAGCCGGAAGGTCGGCGCGGTCATCCAGACCGACAAGGGCTTCCGCATGAAGATGGACGCCTTCTTCAATCCGGCCGGCTGCAAGGTCGACGAAGACGGCTCTATCTGGCTTGCCCTGTTCGAGCCGCGCGACGATCAGCAGCAGCAGCCGCAGCAGCGCAGTCAGCCGCAACGGCAGCCTGAGCCTGACCTGGAACAAGACATCCCGTTCTGATCCACCCCGGGCGCCCAGCGCGCCCTCCTCCCCGGTACATCCCAATGACATTTTGCAACCTAACCCCAGCGGGCCGGGCGGCTGATGCTGCCTGGCTTTCACGACTCGTCGCCGAATCAGGCGTACCCATCCAGCAGGTCGAAGGCTTCCGCGAAGTGAAGCCCATTGAGCGCAAGCGCTGGCACGACCCGACGACCGTACTCAAGCGCCGGCGCGATCCGAAGCGTGAGTTGGCGGCATTCGCCCGCAGGGCACTGGAGCAGATGGCATGAGATTCAGCGAAGCGATCGACGCAATCATTCACGCAGCGGCACAGGCATCCAGCACAGGGAAGCCATGGTGCGTAGTGCATGACAAAGACCGGTTCATAGCCGCGCCGCTTGGGCGCCTGAGTTCGGACAACCTGCTGGAGGTGTGCCAGCCATGAGGCGAAACATTCCCCGCGCTCGCCTGGAGCGCTTCAGCCGCGCGATTCTCAGGCAGTACCGGGTTGCAGTCGTCCGCATGGAGAACGCCGGCCAGTACCTGATTGACTGGCGCGACGCCCGGGCCATCACGCCAAGCCCGCAGATCATGAGCGCGCTCTGCGACATCTCGCACCGCTGGGTCATCTACATCGGTGCGTTCTGCGTCGACGCGAAGGGCGAGACCTACATGAAGTCGACCGAGATTGCGCCTGAAGGAATCTACCGATCCGACAGCCTCTCGGAAGTGCTCGAGCACTGTTACCGGGAGCTGTTGGCCGGCTGCAACCCGAACCACCTGATCGGCTCTGGCTGGATTGCGATGCCGGGCGGCACGTCGCTAGACGAGGCGCAGGCCGCGCGGATCTTCGAGGCGTGCGGGGCTTGGCAGGTGCGCGAGGTGGCAGCATGACAGCAGTAGCCAAACACCTAGACGGCGAGCTGGTCGAGGACGTTTCCGAGTTCTTCGCCCCAATGTCTGCCGATCTGGTTGACGGCCTGATCGGCCAATACAACGCAGCGCGCAGCAACATCGAGGCGCTGGCAGAGGCTGTGCGAGACGGCCAGAACGCATCAGCCCTGCACTACTTCGTCGAAGGCAACGTGCGGGAGCAGCGGCACAGTATGCCAACCACGGTTGAAGCGCTGTTCCGAGTCGAAGGCGCGATTGCTCAGCTCAACGCGGACTTCTGGAGCCGCGCACTGCGCATGACGGACGTGATGGACTACATGCCGCAGAAGCGGCGCGAGGAATGGCACGAGCAAATCCGCAACCCGGAAGGCCGCAGGGCCAGCAAGTACAGCGGAGAGAATGAGCTGCCCGCGCTTCCTGAGTTCGAGGAGGCAACGGTGCGGTCGACGCTTACCAGCCTGCTGCACAGCCGCTCACAATTCCTGGCTGAGCGCGTGGACGGGATCTTCCGGGCGCTGAGCCGGCAGCACGTCACAAACCAGCCGCAGGGCTTTGGCAAGCGCATGATCATCCAGGGCGTGTTCAGCTACGGAACGGCCGGGCATATCAACGACCTGCGCTGCGTGATCGCTAAGTTCATGGGGCGCGACGAGCCAAAGCATGGCTCTACCGATCCAGTCATCAAGGCGGCGAGTCGGCAAAATGGCCAGTGGATGCCGGTTGACGGCGGAGCGCTGAGGATTCGCGTCTACGGTGGCGTGGCAACGGCTCACCTTGAAGTTCACCCGGATATGGCGTGGCGGCTAAATGCGATCCTGGCCAACCTGCACCCGGCAGCGATCCCGGCGGAGCTGCGGACTAAGCCGAAGCGCGCCAAGAAGCTCAAGGACTTCGAGTTGTTCGACAGGCCGCTACCGTTTGCCGTGGTCGACCTGCTCGCCGGGATGCGCCAAGTCAGCGAAAAGCTGGACGGCTGGCCAGAGCGCTACAAGGAAGTGCCGAACGCCATGCGCTTCGACTATGGCCAGCACGACAAGGCGGCTATGGCAGAAGCTGAGAAGGTGTTGCAGGCGCTGGGCGCGGCCAAGGCCAGCCACTACTGGCAGTTCGATTACAACCCGGTCGAGGTGTTGGACTCCGTAGTGTGCTCAGGCTGCATCCCTGACCAGAAGTCGCACCAGTTCTACCCAACCCCGGAAAGTATCGCGCTGGCGGCGATTGAGCTGGCTCAGATCGAACCGCACCACGGCGTGCTTGAGCCGAGCGCAGGCCAGGGTGGCATTGCCGATCATCTGCCACAGCAGCAAACGACCTGCGTCGAGATCAGCCCTCTGCATTGCGAGATCCTGCGCGCCAAGGGGCACAGCGTCATCGAGGCCGACTTCCTGAAGTGGGCGCCAGGCCAGCCCAAGGCAGACCGCATCGTGATGAACCCGCCATTCAGCGAAGGCCGTTGGCAAGCGCACCTAGGGGCAGCCGCAGCCCTGCTCAAACCGGACGGGCGCCTTGTGGCAATCCTCCCGGCCAGCGCCAAAGGCAAGGAGCTGCTGCCGGGCTTTGCGCACGAATATTCACGCATCTACGACAACGAGTTCGCCGGCACGAGCACTGCCGTCGTGATCCTGACTGCTACCCACAAATGAACGCACCAATCTTCTGCCGCACGGACGGCAAGCGGATCGGCCAATGCGCCTGTTTCCGCTGCCGCCCACCGGAGCCGCCCAAGGAGGCGCCATGCGCACCTACACCATCACCGTAACCGAGCGCCAGGCCGCCGAGCTGCAAGAGGCCTGCGAGCTACTGGCGCGCATCAAGATCGGCCAGATCGACCACGCCATTGAGCGGCTGCCGGGCTTCTACGACCGGCGCGACTGGGAGCAGGTCCACGCCACGCGGCACGAGATCCAGCGCCTTGCCAACACGCTGATGCCGGAGGCCACAAAGCGCCGAGAGGATGGCGTTGCGTGGGACTTGTATCAGGTCATCCGGCATCGCTTGTCATGGGATCGCGCACACGACCAAGGCGTCATTCAGCCAGGCGAGCCGCGCAAATGGCCCGAGATGATGGGCGTCAGCTACGACGAGCCGCTGGCAATGAGCGGGCTGCCGCTGGCCACAATCAAGGAGCATGAGCAATGAACGACACACTGAAGGTGGCCGGGCGAATCGGCGCTGAGCTGGGGGCTGCGAAGGCGGAGGTAGAGCGGCTGCGCGAGGTGCTGAGCCGCATCGCTAACCTCCCCATGTACCATTGCAGCACTGAAAACGATTATCGCCTGTCTGCTGCGAAGGCAATGGCTGTTGCCGCCCTATCCCAGCAGCCCGAGCCCACCGACACCTACACCGCCGTCGACATGGCCACAGCCGCAGCGCAGGGGTTCAGGGATGGGCAGGCGGCAGTAGAGCCAGTCCCGGTGCAGGATGAGCGGAAAACGTTTGAGGTCGAGATTCCAGATATCTCCGCCATTTATGACGGACGCTCATTTATTCCATATAGGTCGCTGGAAGCAGGCGAGCGCCTAATGACCGTCGCGCAGCACTTGCGGATTGAAAAGCAGCTGCGTGCCGCACTAACCCGCCCCGCGCAGGCCGAGCAGCAGCCTGTTGCATGGGTCGAGGTGAAAGATCGGCACGAAGGCCCGTATGAGTTCCACGGGCTTGAGCTGCTTGATTCAGGCAAGCACAACTTGTACGCCGCCCCCATCGCGCAGACCGCCCCGCAAGGCAAGTTCCGCATGGGCGACCTCGTGAAGAAGTCCACCGGCAGCGAGTGGGAAGGGCGCGTGGTTGGCACCTACTCGACCGAGCAAACCAAGGAAGGCTACGCAGTAGAGAGCGAGGCGCACAAAGGCAGCGTGCAGATTTACCCGGCTAAGGCACTGGAGGCAGTGGAATGAGCGAAGAACTGAAGCCGTGCCCGTTTTGCGGGCAACAAGATGCGTTCGTCGAGCAGCTGGATTCGGACGCCTCCGTGGTTATCTGCCAGGGCATGGTTGACGAGCACAGCGCTTGCTTGGCGCGTGGACCAGTCGGCGTGCAGCAAAGCGATTTGGAAGACCAGCCAGGCAGGGATGCAGCGATCGCGGAATGGAACCGCCGCGCCCAGCCCGCAGAGGCGGAATGGGTAAGCAATGCGCGCCTGATGAACACGCTTGCTGAACTTGCCCGGCGCGCACCGCTTCGCACGCTGCACACGATCTGCGAAACACAGCGCCAAGTCAGCACGGTGAAACTGGAGCGATACCTAGAACCTGTCGGCGACACCCTTGCTGGCTATGCCTTCACCCTGCGGATTGACTTCAACAAGCTCAGCGCCGCCCTGTCTGCCGTGACCGCCGAGCGGGATAGGTTGCGGGAGGATCGAGACAGCCAGCAGCGCGTGTGCATCGCTGAAATGGAGAAGGCCAACCAACTCCGCGCCAAGGTCGAGGCTATGCGTGTCGCACTACTCGGTATCGCATCCGTAAACCCAGCGGAGCGCGGCATCGAGTGGGCGAAAGCATATGCAAGTGACGGCCTCGGTGGCACTGGAAGCGAGCTATATATCCGCTGGCTTGAGACGTTCAAAGAGGCCGAGGCGTTGCGGAAGGATGCGGAGCGGTACCGGTGGCTTCGTGATCAGGCGCCGAAGGCAAGAGGCGAGTGGGAGATAGACGGTCAGCGCTACGGCATGATGCTCGGGGCGGATCAGGATGATGTCGATGAGGCGGTGGATGCGCTGATGTCCGCCATGGCTGCGAAGGAGGCGTGAATGGTAGAAACAGCGCTCGCCTTTCTCCTGTGGGCCGCCATTACTGCACCGCTTAGCGCCATAGTCCTCGGCATTCTCGACGGCGTACGCGACGCACGCACCACCCCTAACCCCACCCAAACACACAGCCTGCCGGCGAGAGTCGGCGGGGAGGATTTGCACGTGCCTGAATTACACGAAACCGAGCTTTCCGATCTGGACAAGCAAATAGAGCTGAAGAAACAGGAATTGGCAGCCCTCAAGGCGCAGGAGGATGGCAAGACCGAGCGCTTCGTCATGGGCGGTCTACTCGCCTGCATCGGAGTGCTGTGCGCTGGAGTGGCCGCAGCTGAGGCAAGCAAGGCGAAGAAAAAGAAGAGATGGTTTTGATGCCTAACCCCACACGCAGCAGGAGATAGACATGCACACAGACAAGGCGATAGCAGAGTTCGAGGCGTGGTGGCTGAAGCAGATTTGGCACGAGTGCTTCGAGGACGTGAAGGACCAGATGCGGAATGTGTGGCTGGCGTCGCGGCGGGAGTTGGTGATTGAGCTGCCGGAGGAAGTCGCAAATGTCACGAATAAGGACTTCGAGGCCGGACGCGATGCAGTAGTCGCGGCAATCGAAGCAGCCGGCGTAACGGTGAGGGGGTGAGGGATGTTCATGACTCCGCAGGAAGTGGCGGACCTGACCGGCTACCAGAAGCCAAGCAAGCAGATTGCCTGGCTCACGGCTGAGCGGTTCGGGTTCGTGGTAGGCGGTGACGGGCATCCCAAGGTGCTGCGCGACGTTGTATTGTCGCGACTTGGAGCCGTCAAATCATCGAAGAAGGACCCGCAGCTTAGGCTGACGGGCTGAGGACACGAGCATGCGCCCGAGGAAGAAGGACCGGCACCTGCCGGCGTGCATGTACCAGAAGCACGGAGCGTACTACCTGGTTCGCAATGGGAAGTGGGAGCGGCTTGGCACGGATCTTCAGGAAGTGCTGATGATCTATGCCAAGCGCATGGCGGCAGGGACGCAAGGCGGCATGCCTGATCTCATTGACCGGGCGTTCAAACACCACTGCAAGCTCAAGAAGCTGAGCCCGAACACCGTGGCGCAGTATGAAATCGCGGCCGAGCGACTGAAGGCGATCTTCGCGGAGTTCGAGCCGCGCCAGGTGCTGCCGAAGCACGTGGCCGCGGTGAAAATGGAGCTGGCCGGAACCCCGAACATGTGCAACCGGATACTTTCATTCTTGCGCGTCGTGTTCGGCTATGCGCTTGAGTGGCAGGAAGTCGACTCAAATCCGTGCACCGGCATCAGCCGGCACGCCGAGGGCCGGCGCGATCGCTATATCACCGACGCTGAGTTCGGCGCCCTGCTCAACGCGGCAAGCCCTTACATTCGATCCATCCTTGAAATGTGCTACCTGACCGGCCAGCGCATCGGGGACGTGATCGCCATCCGCCTGGCTGACATCAGCGACGAAGGCGTTTCGTTTGTGCAGGAGAAGACGGGCGCAAAGCTGATCGTGGCCATGACGCCAGACCTGCAGGCCGTCATTGATCGCGCCAGGGCGCTACCGCGCAAGGTCCGGACACTCACTCTGTTCTGCTCGCGCACCGGGAAGCCAGTCAGCTATGAGACGGTCAAGGAAGCATTTCAGGCGCTGCGCGAGAAGACCGGCATTCATGATGTGAAGATCCACGACATCCGCGCTAAGTCCCTGACCGACGCCGACAGGGAAGGCAAGAACGCACAGACGCTCGGAGGCCACGCCGACGCCAGAATGACCGCTCGCTACCTGCGCGGCCGGTTGCCGAAGATCGCCCAGGCGCCGACAATGCCGTCCCGGATCGGCTGAAGTATTAGACAGAATCGATGAGTATTAGACAGAAAGCCTCAGAGGCCAGTAACGACGGGCTTTCTAGCCACACTCCGATGATGCAGCAGTACTGGAAGCTCAAGCGCGAGCATCCGGACCAGCTGATGTTCTACCGCATGGGCGATTTCTACGAGCTGTTCTACGACGACGCCAAGAAAGCCGCCGCGCTGCTCGACATCACCCTGACCGCGCGCGGGCAGTCGGCGGGCACAGCAATCCCCATGGCCGGCATTCCGTTCCACTCCGCCGAAGGCTACCTAGCGCGGCTGGTGAAGCTGGGCGAATCGGTGGTGATCTGCGAGCAGATCGGCGACCCGGCGACCAGCAAGGGCCCGGTGGAGCGCCAGGTGGTGCGCATCATCACCCCCGGTACGGTGAGCGACGAGGCGCTGCTCGACGAGCGCCGCGACAACCTGCTGGCGGCGGTGGTGGGCGACGAGAGGCTGTTCGGCCTGTCGGTGCTGGACATCGCCAGCGGCCGTTTC